CTTATGCATGACAAGACCAAGGTTGATAGCTGGCAAGATAAAATTAATTACGCAGCTTTTGCCGGTCACTTTGCGACAGAACAGCCAAGAGCTAATCCATCTGATCTTGGCTTACGCGGCATTAATTTACCGGATAATGCGCTCCCTTTTGCCGGAAAGAAAAACGCTCAAGCAAAAGGCATCAGCGAAGACGCGTTGAAGCAGGCAATGGCGAATGTCAGCGCAGAGCTTGATATTCTAGAATAATATTAGGGCGCCAAAAGCGCCCTTTTCATTGAGAATAAATATGGAAGCAAATCCTGTTAAAGTATATGCCCACAAAATCTTAAAAGAAGTGGCGCAAGAATATAAGGTCTCACAGGATGAAATTGTCGGAAAGAACCCGCATCTTCATTTGCGACAAGCGCGCACCAGAGCTATTTGGCGAATCAAAAAAGAAACGGATTTTAGCTTTACTCGCATTGGTCGCATTTTTGGGCGCGATCATACTACTATCATACACATTTATAGAGTTGCTGAACAACATAACGGATACTACTATAACAAATCATACAAGTTCTACGGCGGCGGGAAGCAGAAAGATGAGCAATAAATATTATGCCTATGTTCCTCATCATCGGCAAAAGCTATTTGAAGATAAGGGCTGGGTTTACGACTCAGACCTAGACTATCCTCATGCGGCATATTCTTCTCTTTACCGTTGGGGCGGCGAAGGTTTACCTGTTATGCCAGAAAATGATATAGGCGTAGTTCGCGCTCCGAAACGCGATAATATTATTGATATTGAGGTATATGAAAGTGATAAGTGAAATTCCTGTAATTTCATTATCTGATGCAAGAAAGTTACATCAAGCTTGGTATTTTACTGGCCTGCCGTGCTGCCGTGGTCATATAGCGAAGCGCGCCACAGTTAATCAAACATGCTCTGAATGCGTGAACGAAAAAGCAAAAATAAGAAGATTAAAAAATCTAGAAAAAACCAGAAAAAGAGAAAGGGATAATTATCATAAAAATATAGACAGCAAAAGACAATCAACAAGAAATAGTAGATTAAAGAATATAGAAAAAAGGAGATCTTACGATCGTTTAAGATATCAAAATCAAGACCGGAAGGAATGGCAAAAACAACAAGCAACAAAATGGTCTAAAGAAAATAAAGGTAAAAGAAATTTTATTACGTCTGCTAGGCGATCTTGGATAAAAATAGCCACGCCAAAATGGCTAACAGATGACATGAAGGTTGAAATTAGAAATTTTTATATAAGATCAAAAAATTTAGATGGTGCTTATCATGTAGATCATATTTATCCATTAAGAGCACAAAATTCATGCGGATTGCATGTCCCTTGGAATCTACAAATATTACCGGCATTAGATAATATACGGAAGGGTAATCGATATGTTGCCGATAGACAATTATGCAGTAACTGCTAAAAAGCACGATAGAACAGATCAAATTGAAGATTATCCTACCCCTCCCTGGGCCACAAGAGCTCTTATTGAGCATATTATTGGCAAAGATCGCGTTGCTGATTGTAACGTATGGGAGCCGGCGGTTAATAGAGGTTTTATGTCCCGGCCATTACAAGAGTATTTTAAGTCTGTTGCGGAGTCGGATATTTATGACTATGGGCAAAGGGTTGTTTGCGATTTTCTTGACGATGATCATACTGCTGGTTTGTTTAATTGGATCATTACCAATCCGCCATTTAATAAAGCGCAGCAGTTTATTGAGAAGTCGCAAAAACTAGCAAATGATGGCGTTGCTATGTTGGTGCGCACATCTTTTCTTGAAGGATGCATGCGTTACCAAACAATGTATCTCAAAAACCCTCCAGACATTGTTGCGCAGTTCTCTGAGCGCGTGCCAATGGTTAAAGGGCGCATAGATAAGAAGGCATCAACCGCCACCAGCTATTGCTGGTTAGTTTGGTATATTGATAATTTGCCAGATGTTGAGAAGACAACGGTGTTGCGATGGATACCACCATGCAGAAAACAATTGGAGAGAGAGGGCGATTATGAAGGGTGACGTTATTCATCAGCTGAAAGATCCTGCGAAGTTAACTCAATATGAAGAGATGCTGCTGGATCTGCGTAAGCAGGGCTTGACATATAGCCAAATGGCGGAATCGTTAGATGGCAAGTCAAACGCAAAGGCGATTTGCGCGCGATTTAGAGTTATCAGAGAAAAAGTCGAGCTCATAGAGGCTGAAAATGAGCAATAACATCTTTATGCCAGCATACTGGCCTTTTTTCAAAACCAATGAGCTTCGCCGCTTTGATTACATAAGCGAAGATGCAAATATGCCGCCATTTACATCAGTGTTTAGCTATGATGTTGGTAGCGACAGCATGCTTTATAATAATTATGATTCAAAAGGTATATGGCTAAATAAATGGTTCTATCAATATAGGCCTGGGTTTGGCGTTGCTGAATGGCGCGATGATTATCCAAAAAGAAAAAAAGTAGTTCTAAATCCACCGATCGGTTGGGGTGAATTTCAAACAATTGGATCAACATATATTGATTACCCAAAGTTTGATTTCTTTAAGTGCTGGCCGCCTGCGAGATGCTACGGAACGCAGATAGTCGCTTTTGAGGAAGAAATTTCACAAATGCAAATTCTTGGTGTATATTACCAGGACATTTTGAAGTTTTCATATCTTCAAGCATGGGACGGGAAGCCATCTACTGGCGCTCGATATTGGATGGCCCTTGGCGTTGGGCCGATCGCAACAACTTTCCTCACGCAAGACGCTAAAGACCCAAAAATAATTACCGAAACTCCGCGTTGGAACGCCTGCATTACCAAAGTGAACGCGTAACCAAAGGAGGCTGCATGATTATATTTGTAGAAAAAACGATCTTTTATGGTCTTTTAATTGGGATACTTGCTTTAGGTCTTATGTCTTGTTCTGTCCCTCTGAGGGACATCAATTCTAATGGCTCTAATTATCAAGAGAAAGTTGTTAAGACGCCAATGTAAATTTAAATAACTTATTATTTTGCTATTGGCGTCACATCATCTGCTGTTGGAATTGTTTTAAACGAGCGCCGGATGGCCTTCAGCATCATTAAAGCCTCCTTCTTAGCATCATCGTCTTTTATGTGATCAACAAGCGCCAGAAGACGCGTGAAAGAAGCCGCCCTTGCCGCGACAGGATCTAACGGCGGCTCTTCAAATTCGGCCAATTCAATGTCCGAATAATCCTCATCGTCGTCGCGCATTTAAAATGCCCTTAAAAATATCGCCTACGTTCCATCTGGTCTCCCCGCGCAGATCGAGCCCTCGCTGGGATCGCCGACAAGGATTTTCCAGCGTCTCGCGACACCATGAAGAGGATGGACACTAAGGAGCCATTGGCTAGGAGGGCTAGACCGCATACGGCCAGATCTCGAATATTCGCTAGGGCCTGATAAGCAACCATTGGCAAATCCTTGCTCTAGCTCAACGCTAGTGTGGAAATGGCCTATAACGATATAGTCTACCACAACCTGCTCTGCTGCATAGTCTTGAATTAATCTTTGCATTCCACGCGCTATTGTCGCCACAGGGCCTACCATTCCCGCACCGCCACGACTTCCTATTCTATCTCCATGCGTAAACAGAAAGTTCCACCCACAAACATTAATTAAGGCATCGCCTGATGCTGGCGCCGAAAAAGTGATTTTTTTCGTTTTCCGGCTGGTGAACCAGCTTTCGACAAGCCATGCGACAAGGGTGTCATATGAGTTGAGGACGAAACCTTTTGATTCGGGCTTGCGCGTTGTCCTACCGTGATTGCCTGGGATTGAGACAACCCGAATCTCGCAATCAAAGGATTGGAGCAATAACTCAAGCCCAGAAATGATATGCGTAGCAAGCTCTCTGACGGCTGGAATAGCAAGTAAGTCGTTTGATTTAGCCAATTCATCATGTATCTCGCCACTAATAAGATCACCGCCAAGAATAACATATATTACGCCTGGGGGAGGACCAGACCAATGGGTGGTGCCCATTTTTACAACGCCTTGAAAAAGGCGCTCAAGCCTTTTTGCGCAAATCTCTTTATCAAAAGTATTACGGCCACCCATTTGACCTCGATCAATAACCTCGCCCATATGAACATCTGAAATCATCAGTATGAGTGCTTCCTTGCGCGCATCCTTTGAACGGATATTTGCTGGACGCCAGGATTGGGGCTCTATAGGCTCCGCAACAAGGCCCATAATGCTTTCCCGTATTACGGAAGCACTAATTGAACCTCGCTCAGCTGCTGCTGCTCTAATTTCAGCTTTAGATAGGCGATCTTTTAATTTTCTAACTTGAATATGGTCTAAATGCTCTTGCTGTTTAAGCTTATGCAAAGACCAATCAGGCTCTATTCCATATTCTTTTTTAATAAAAGCCAACCTATTGGTAATTGTATCCCTATGAATACCTATCGTTTTAGCGGCCGTATTTGTCGCTAACCGTTGATGGTCAATGCATTTATGCCCCGGCGGGTGATCGCCATCGCGCAAGGCTTCTTCCACAGCCGCGATTATTTTTTTGGCCTCATCTATTGATATCATGCGCCGTCCGTGTAAGATCAGGCCATACCCAATAGGCTTTAACCATTATTGTTTTATGTCAATGGGTTGCATATAGTAATATAAATATACAAAAAATACAAATGGAGATTGATATGACTCAATATATTAGCCCTTACCATAAAATGACTGATGAAATCCGCGTCAAAATTATAGAAATGTGGGAAAGGTCTATTTCTGGGGGCGCAATAGCTGCTGAGTTAGGAATAACCCGAAATTCGGTAATTGGCGTTATTTATAGAGAAAGAGCCAGAGGGCGCGTTTTTAGATCGCATTTTGAAAAAAGAAAGCCAAATAACCCCCAAGCTAAAGTTATAATAAATGACCAACCAAAGAAAAAAACTGAATCAAAAGAAAAAAAAGAAAAAAATATAAAAATAATATTAGATAAAGTTATTGATGATCCAATTATACAAGAATATTTTGCTGATGATAAATCAGAAATATGCAGTATGCATGATCTAAAATCCTATTCATGCCGCTACCCAGTATCCGCAGATGATGTTGTTCCAATAATGTTTTGCGGTAGACCACAAGTGCGTGGATCTTATTGCAAAGAGCATGGCGCTATTTGTTATTATCCATCCAAGTATCAGCCAACTAGATTACCTGACTGATTATTGAATAAGCAATTCTTCCGCATCTGAAAGAATATATAGCAATCAATACGACCAAGATCGCCCTTATCGCCCTAATGATGAGGGCGATATGGTCTGGATGCATCACTAGAATTTTATACAATATAATACGGCGACGTTATCAGGGCGTGTTTCCGCGCCGCCTGTTGCTTGGATGTTGGCAGTTCCTGTTGACGTAGCTGTGGATGCAAATCCGCCATTGAAATAGTTAGACCCAGATCCTCCAGTGGCCTGAGAGCTTGTATTTGGCTTATCATAATTATGAGCATGCCCACTATCTGTATGCGTATGGCTTGCAAATGCTTCAGTCTGCGCCGAACCAACAGCGCGAGGGCTATCGGGATCTCTGGCGCTTGTTCCAGAGCCCCGTAAGAAATATCCACGAAGATCTGGGACATTAAATGTCGTCGTTCCGTTTCCTGCGCCCCAAGTTGTCCCGATCGCGGCAAACAAATTAGGATAGGTTGTTCTATTAACAGCACTACCATCGCAAGTTAAATATCCAGTAGGCGCGGTAGTTCCGGCAAACTGAATGATTACGCCAGATGGCGTTGTATTTTGTTGAGCAAAAAATACTTCTGAACCATTACTAAAAACAATTGTATTGACACCTCTTGGAACGACTACGCCAACAGACCCGCCAGCCGTAGATTTAATTGTTAAATATGTTGGAATAGCCGCAGACGCATCAGTTGTAGAATTTGTTACGATCCAAACACCGCCAACGCCAGATGGAATCGAAATTGAAAGGTCTGATGAAAGAGAGCCATTAAATAAAAGGCGCATGCACTGATATTCAGACGCAATAAGCGTATATGCAGATGTGTTTGAAACAGTCGCCGTATTACCTAGCGCGGCATCAAGATATCCAAAGTTGTTATTGAGCGGAACGTCCCAAGCCGAAGAGTTATATGCCGG